GGCCTGCTGTTTTTCTACGCCTCCCCTGCCTGTCACCTCCACGCTCTTCGCTACCAGCACCCTGTCTTCTCTGCTCCTGCATTTCGAGAGTTCGAGGGAAGTCGTGTAGCCGCTGGAAGAAAATTTGTGCGTGGCTTTCTTGACAAGAAAGTTCCCCGCAAAGACTCCGAAGCCAGTCAGGGAAATGACCTGGCCGGCATACAGCTTCGGACAGCCCAGAATGTCGATTGAACAGGTGTTTTCCTTTTCGTTCTTCTCCTGAAGCTTCGCTTTGGCCTTTCGGGCAGCATCCGCGGGGCTCTCGGTCCTGCTGTCGAGAGTAATGCTCTTGTCGGCGTCATCGGGCTCTTCGCCAGAGCGGTCTGCTTCCACTATGGCCGTGTGCGTCTTGCCCTGCTTCGGGTCCGTGTAAACGGACTTCGCCTCCGTGTAGCCGGTATCAGAGCTCGAGGTTTTGAAGCTCCAGCTGGTGGGGGAATACATGCTTCCCTTCATGGGGATGGCCAGAACAGCCTCCTGCATTTCAGCCTTGCGGCCGTCACGAATGACGAGTTTCCCGTCATGCACCTTGCAGTGGAAACCGTTTTCCCGGCACTGCCTGTTCAGGAAGCCGAGGTCACTGTCACTGCGCTGGTCCTTCCGCTCAAAGCTGCAGGGGTCGCCATCATACTGGAGTTCAAGATTATGCTCCTGCGCAATCTGGCCGGCGACGGTCCGGAAGGAAGAGTTCTGCCAGGCACGGCTCTTCCGGCTGTCCCGGAGACCTGTCGTCATAGCTGACGTCAGAGCTTTGATACGGACCTGCGTAGGCGGCCCGGAGTACTCTATCTCGTCAATGGTGAACTCGCCGCACAGAAGCTTCAGGTCCCTGCCAGGCTCTTCCCAGCTCCTGCAGACAGCCGTGCATTTCACTTTCGTTCCCTTGGAGGGCCTCCAGTCGCTGCTCCAATGGCCGTCGCGGTCGTGCAGCGTAAACTGCAGGTCGTCCGCTTCGCCATCAGCACTGTCCGTGTACGTCAGCTCTTTAAGATACGGAGCAGTGTAGTCTGTGGCATCATGCCCGCCAATCCAGAGTTTGATTTCAAACCGCCTTGCTTTTTCTTCAGTCATTGCTCACCCACCCCGGAAGAACTTCGGCAGAAACAGGAGCTTCCACTTCAGGGACAGTCAGATCAACGCCGGCAGAAAAAAACACGACATCGGCATAGCCGGGGTTGGCGTCGATAAGCTCGCGGGCCATGCTTTCCCTGCCCCAGATGCGATAGGCCGCCGCGTCAAACGTATCGTCCTGGATAGTCCGGTACAGATTAGTTTCCAGCAGCGGCATACATCTTCCTCACCTGGTCATTGACTATGTTGGAAATCATGTTCTGCAGGTCGTTCTGATGGGCTTTCACCACATTCATCACGCCATTGGCAAAGTCTGCGGCAGGCATCCCGTTGATGGTGAACTGGAAGGTGGCCGCATTATTCACGACAGGGGCCTGTGCTGGCGCAGCTTTGGGTGCCGGAGCGGCAGCAGGTGCGCTTTGAAGAGCCGGCAGAGAGGCCGGTTCTTTCGCAGAAGCCGGCTGCGGGGCAAGAACCTTCGGCTGCGCCCTGAGCCCTGCAGGCCTGGGCGGCCCGTACATATCCGGCGTGGGGTGAGCTTTCGCATACTCTGCCTGAATACGGTTGAACTCTCCGGCCGAAGTCCCTGCTGTTCCCGAAGCCGCGGCCTGCTTCTTCGCCTCTATTTCGGCCGCTGCCTGACGCCATTTGGCGTCTTCGGACTCAGCAACCTTCTCTTCAGGGCCGGAAACGATGTCGCTGATTCCCTTCATGGCCTTAGTGAAATGCCCTGAGACCCATTCGCGAATTCCCTTCACAGCATCGGAATTCCAGGCTTCGGAAGCGCTCTCCGAGAAGTCGTCCCACATGGAACCAAAGCTTTCCCCAATTTCCTTTATGTCAGCAAGCATCCCGTCCATGACAGTTCTCGCAGTCTCAGAATTGTTGTAAAGGACGACAAGGCCGCCGGCCACAAGGGCAAGGCCTGCAGTGACCGGGTTGAAAGCGGCCGGTCCAAAACTCAGCAATCCTCTGAGCCCTCCAGTCAGCGCAGTAGAACCGGCCGCTGCTGTTGCCGCGGATCTGCCTATGGATGGCAGGAGCATACTGAGCGCAGAAAGCCCAGGCTTCACAGCCCAAAACGCCATCTGGGATGCCAGAACGGCAGTTTTAAGACCTATGAACCCCGCAGCCGCCATGGCGAGTCCCTGCACAAGCTGGGGGTGCTGCTTGACAAAATCACCGACGGCCCGGACGGCACCGGTCAGCCCCTGCACAATCTCACGGAGAGCCGGGGCAACTGTGTCGTACAGCGAAATGGCGACTTCCTCATACGCCGAATTCAGCCCCTTGAGGTCGCCAGACAGGTTGTTGGTTTGTTCAGTGGCGACTTTAGCCGCATAGCCCTGCTCATAGAGACTGGCGGACATGGACTGAATCGAGCCATCTGCTGCGGCCTTCATCAGAATGAGGCCTTTGGCGAAATGCTCTTGGCCGAACAGGGCTTTGGCCATAGCGATTCGCTGCGCCTCTCCCATGTTCCGCATTTTTGCTTCCATTTCTTTCAGAAGCGCGGGCAGGGGTTTCATTTTTCCATGAGCGCCCTTAACGCTGATCCCCAGCTTCTTAAGAGCTTTGCTGGCTTCTGATGGCGGACCGGCCATGCGGGAGATAATGGCGCTCAGGCCTGTGCCTGCCTGCTCTCCCTGAATGCCGGCGTCGCCAAGCTTGCCGATCATGGCCGCCACGTCCTGGAAGCTCTGACCGGCATTGGCCGCGGCAGGCCCCACATACTTGAAAGAGTTGCCGAGAGATTCCAGCGTCGTGTTTGACCGGGTAAACGTTTTGGCCAGGACGTCAGAAACGTACCCCATCTGCTCGGCCTTAAAACCGAAACCCGTTAAAATATTGGAAGCGACGTCAGCTGTCTGGCCAAGGTCCATTGCGCCGGCGGACGCGAGGGAGAGCATGCCCGGCATGGCAGCCATAGTCTGATGAGCGTTGAAGCCGGCCATGGACAGATACGTCATACCTTCCGCGGCCTCTTTGGCGCTCCAGACGGTGGTCGCGCCAAGTTCCCGTGCCTGTGCGCTCATGGCCGCCAGGTCCTGCGTACTGGCCCCAGATATAGCCCTGACCTTCGACATGGATTCTTCAAAACCGATGCCGACTTTGAGAGGCTGCGCCAGAGCCATGGCGCTCATGGCCGTGCCCACGGCCCTTCCGTAGAACTCCGCACGCTTTGCAGACGCCTCTTGCAGAGTATTCTGTACCCGCAGCTTGGCATTGTACCTTTCGAGAGCTGCGGAGGCCTGGTCATGGCTTGCCCTGAGAGTTTTGGCCGTCGCGCCGTACTCTCTCGCAGAAGCCATAGCCTCCCTGTACTGGCGGGACACCTGGGTAAGGGCACGCGTCAGCCTTGCATCCCCTGGATTAGCCTTAAGCTGGCTTACCAGGGCATCCCGCTTGCTCTGAAGCTCCATGGCGCGGGACATGACGCGCTGCTGCTTCGTGGCCGCGGCCATCGCGGCGCGGGTTTTCTCGATAGAGTTTCCCACGGCCCCGAAGGCCTTTGCCACGGACGAACTGAGCGTAGCCCCGATTGCGAATCCAATTCCTATGGTTCTAGCCATAGCGCTGCTCCCCTGCCAGGCGTGCGTTCACACGCTCTGCGGCTTCCAGCCATTCAGACACACCATCAGCCGGCAGCCGCCGCACATCGGAAAGAGGCATTCCTGCCAACCTCCCGAGCACGACAGCTGCCTCCATAAGGCTATCCCTGGACGGGATTGCGAAATCGGGCAACCATGTCATCAAGCGCATCGAAGTCCTGCAGATCAAGGAGACGAAGATCCTCGATGTTCAGGCCGCACAGGCGCGCAGCCAGCCGGGCAGAACGAAGAATGACATCACCCCCGTCCGAAGGAAGGTCGAGGATGTCACCCACGGTGGGACGCCGGACTTCGAGATGGTCGAGCTTCTTACCGTCTGCAAGAATGACGGGATGATTGAGCTTCAGAATTTCATGCTCAGACATTTTTATTCTCCTACTTTACCCTACATGCCAAGATTATTTCTCACGGAGGAGAGCACGTCCGTTCCATTAACGAAACAAATCATGTTGAGCTTGTCGACTTCGAC